CTCGTAAAGAACGAAGAACATTTTGAGGCGCAACAAATCAATGACATGTTCATTGCAAAATACCCAGGTCTCATTGGTAGTTCGATCAAAGTTGCGGTATTCGCAATCGAATCGGGCGAATCTGCCGAATCGGCAAACACGATTACCTCTTGGAATGATTGGGAATATGCAGATAAGTTTGATGCAATTCCTGGAACATCCGAGTGGGCAAAGAATCAGCCTGGAACAGTACTCAACGATGAAACTCACATTGCAATCGTTGACGAAAATGGTTTGATTAGCGGTACAAAGAATACTGTACTCGAAACTTTCTCATACGTTTCTGTTGCTAAAGGCGCAAAGACTGTAGACGGTGGAGAAAACTATTTCAAGAATGTTTTGAATGGTTTCTCAAACTTCGTCTGGATGTCTGAGTTCGATTCCGTAAACATGGTCAACGGATTCTTCTGGGGCAAAGCGCCACAGATTTCAGGAACGACAAACTATGCTGATAACGTATCATGGTCAGCTGACTCTTCTGAGGTAACACTCGGCGGTGGTCAAGATCACCAAGCACTTGATGTAGGCGACTACATGGTAGGTTGGGATAACTTTGAAGACGCAGAAACTCTCGACGTCTCTATGTTGATCGCTCCTGGATTCAACGACGCTGATGCTCAGGTCACGATTGTAAACGACCTGACCAGCATTGCTGCTACTATCCGTAAGGATTGTCTGGCAGTTGCGTCACCTAACCGTAGTGCTGTAGTTGGTTCGATCAACCCTGTACAGGATACTCTGGCAACGACCAATCGTTTCTCAGCGTCCTCCTACTTGGCGGTTGACAATAACTACTTGCGTGTATACGACAAGTACAACGACAACTACATCTACATCCCTGCTGCCTCTACCACTGCTGGTATTATGGCGGCAACCGACTACAACTACGGTCCGTGGTACTCACCTGCTGGTGAGCGACGTGGTGAGTATTTCGGTGCAACAAACTTGGCATACAATGCCCGTAAAGCAGACCGAGACGAATTGTATAAGAAGGGTGTGAACCCAATTATCCAATACGCTGGTCGTGGTATGCTTCTGTGGGGAGACAAGACCAAACTGGCACGTCCGTCTGCGTTCGATCGCATCAACGTTCGTCGCTTGTTCCTTGCTCTCGAGAAGTCTATCTCTGTTGCTGCTCGCAACTTCCTCTTCGAATTCAACGACGAGTTCACTCGTTCAGAGTTTGTTGGTATTGTTGAACCTTTGCTCCGCGAAGTTCAAGGTCGTCGTGGCATTCAGGACTTCCATGTCCAGTGTGACGAAGAAAATAATACACCAGCGGTGATTGATCGTAACGAAATGGTTGCGTCAATCTTCATTAAACCAGCACGTTCAATCAACTTCATTACTCTTAACTTTGTGGCAACTCGCACAGGTGCGGACTTTGAAGAGATTGTTCAGCGCGTCAACTTCTAAAGGAGATTAGAAATGGCAGTTCCAATTAGAGTAGACGACTTCCGAAGCAAACTGACTGGTGGCGGTGCACGTTCCAACATGTTCTCGGTCGATGTCATCTTCCCTGGATATTCAGGCGGTGACACTGAGATCACGAGTTTCATGTGTCGAGGTGCTCAACTTCCTGCGTCAATTGTTGGGTTGGTTGAAGTTCCCTTCCGTGGACGTATTGTTAAACTGGCAGGTGACCGAACATTTGAACCTTGGACGGTTACTGTGTATAACGATACGACTTTCGAAGTTCGTAGTGCATTCGAAAAATGGATGGACGGACTGAATACCCACGTTGGTAACGAAGGTGAGCAGTCTAACAACTCAGGTATCGGAAGATATGCGTCAAACATCGAAGTACACCAGTTGGATCAGAAAGGCAAGAAGGTAATGACCTATTACCTCAAGAATGCTTTCCCGACTAACGTCGCTGCAATCGACCTCGACTTCGCGCAGGTTGGCGAAATCGAGCAGTTCCAGGTTACAATCGAATACGATTACTGGACCAATAAGAACACCAATTAATGGTGGTATAAGTACTGGGGAGGGGGGTAACCCTCTCCCCAATTTTCACAAACAGGAAGTCTAACAATGGCAGAAATCAGTAATCCAAACGTCGGGAAAGGATTAAAGATATTTGGTTTTGAGATAAGACGGACAGCAAAAGATGAGAAGGCAATATTACCTGTGCCTGATGCATCAGTTGTTGCTCCCACAGATGATGATGGCGCTGGTTATGTTACATCCCCATCGTACCACTATGGTACATACATGGACATCTATGCTGATCTCCAAATCAAAGATCAGGCAGATCTAATTCGCAAATACAGAGCAGTTGCGGTTCACCCAGAAGTGGACATGGCAATCGAAGAGATTGTTAATGAAGCAATTGTCAATCCCCAAGAAGCAGTATCCCCTCTGGTCAAGTTGAACCTTGACGCAGTGGAAATCTCATCTTCAATTAAGAAGAAGGTCGAGGAAGAATTCAAGAACATTCGTAAAATGCTCTCGTTTGAAGAAAGGGCACACGACATGTTCCGTAACTGGTACATCGACGGTCGTCTGTACCACCACCTTGTAATCGAGGAAGATAACCCGAAGCAAGGTCTGAAAGAAATCCGCTACATTGACTCAGTCAAGATCCGTAAGGTCAAGAATGTAAAGAAGAAGAAGGATAAAGAAACTGGAGTCAAGGTAGTACATACGGTTGAAGAGTTCTACATCTATGCAGAGAATGCAGGTGGATGTGGTCCAGGTGGAGTAGCAGCAGCACAGAACACTAACACTGCTGTCAAGTTGAGCAACGACTCAGTCGTCTATGTTACTTCTGGTCTGCTTGATGAGATGAAGTCAAAGGTCATCTCTCATCTACAGAAGGCACTACGCCCCATCAACCAATTGCGTATGATGGAAGACTCGTTGATCGTCTATCGATTGGCACGTGCTCCGGAACGTCGTATCTTCTACGTCGACGTTGGCAACTTGCCCAAGGGTAAGGCAGAAGCATATGTCAATACTCTGATGTCACGATACCGAAACAAACTTGTCTACGATCAAGCAACAGGCGAACTGAAGGACACTCGGAAGCATATGTCTATGCTTGACGACTTCTGGTTGCCTCGTCGTGAGGGTGGTCGTGGTACTGAGGTGACTACTCTTCCAGGTGGTCAGAACCTCGGTGAGATCGACGACATCAAATACTTTCAGCGCAAGGTGTATCAGGCACTCAATGTACCTGTGTCTCGTCTTGAGCAGGAGCAGGCATACTCTCTTGGTCGTGCTACTGAGATCAACCGAGAAGAAATTAAGTTTCAGAAGTTTATCACTCGATTGAGATTGCGTTTTGCAAAGGTGCTTCTACACCCACTACGACAGCAGTTGATCCTCAAAGGTATCATCACTGACAGTGACTGGTTGGAGTTGTTCCACAACAAGATCATGGTAGACTTCTACAAGGACAACCACTATACTGAACTCAAGGATGCTGAAGTATTCCGTGAGAGACTGAACGTAATGGATCAGGCAGCACAGTATGTTGGAGAGTACCTATCTAAAGACTGGGTGATGCAGAAAATCTTCCGATTCAATGGGGAAGAGATTGATGCAATGAACCGTCAAATGAAGATAGAAATTGAGTCGGGTGAAGTTAATCCCGACGACCATGACGATAACGCAAAGGAGTAGATTATGAGTGAAGAAATTATGGAACAGGGAACAGTCCCAGAAGTGGAGATGAACCCACATGCCAACGTAACCCAAAACCCTGTTGTTGTCTCTGTTGAAGACCTTGTCGGTTCTATTGGAGATGGCAACCTTGCTCGGGGCGGGAAAGAACTTGCCGACCTGATGTCACAAAAGGTTGATGCTGCGCTCGAAGCAGAGAAGGTGGCGATCGCCAACCAAGTCTTCAACGGAGCAGAAGAAGAGTCAGAAGAAATCTCGGACACTGAAGAAGAAGTCTCTGATGAAGAACTTGACGTGACCGATGAAGAGATTGAAGCAGAACTTGACTCTATATTCGCAGAAGATGAAATACAAGATACTGAATAGTATAAATAAAGACTATGATTGCATTTCGCTCATTACGAGAAAGAACTAAAACGAGGATAAAGGGAACACCCGTTGACTCTGGCAGAACCAAAAGGGTCAAGTGGGAAATCTCTAAAGACTCTCGGGGTTACCATGCCTACATCGATGGCGATTACCTCGACAAGTTTCGTAATGCAAGGGACGCAAAAAAGTCAATCGATACTGCCATAAAGGAACTTACATGAAACTGATCGCTGAGTTTAACGAAAATAATGTTCAATGTATTGTTGAACAGAAAAAGAATGGCGAGAAGTCCTACATGATCGAAGGGGTCTTTGCTCAAGCAGAGCAAAAGAATCGCAACGGTCGCGTTTATCCTCGAAGGATTATGGAGAACGCAGTAGCAAAGTACGTTGATGAGCAAGTATCAAAGAATCGAGCAGTAGGCGAGTTGAACCACCCTGAAGGTCCAACCGTCAACCTCGACAAAGTTTCGCACCTCATTACTGACCTTCACTTCGAAGGCAATGATGTGGTCGGAAAGGCATCAATATTAGATACTCCAATGGGTAAGATTGTAAAAGGTCTCCTTGAAGGCGGTGTCAACCTTGGTGTCTCAACTCGTGGAATGGGTAGTCTTGAGCAAAGGGGCGGTGCCTCGTATGTTAAAGATGACTTTATCCTCAGCACGGTTGACATCGTGCAAGACCCTTCAGCGCCAGGAGCATTTGTTAATGGCATCATGGAAGGCGTAGACTGGGTCTGGGATAATGGACATCTTATTGCTCAAGAGATATGTGAAGAACAAGAGACTGAAATCGCAACTCCTAACGTGTACTCTTATGAGTCACAGGTTAGAGAGTACAAAAATTTCCTCTCATCAATTAAGAGAACCTTCTAAAAGGAGTATAATATGGATATGGAAACAAATCCAGAACTCCACGCTGAGAGTGAAATTTCCGTGGAGGAAGGGCACGATATGAAGAACGCTGAAGCACAGTCTGTTGCGTCTGTAGACAAAGCAGCTGATGCTACTAAACAGGCACCAGCACGTAAGGGTGACAAGAAGAACAGCGAGAAATCAGAACTGTCCAACAAAGCAAAAGAGAAAATGGAATCTGTACTTCCTAAAACAAAGGCAGGTATGATTAACGCAATGTACGGTCGTTTGAATGGTATGACGAAAGAAGATCTTTCTGATACCTATTCTTCATTAATGGGCGAATCCGTAGATCTGGATGATGATTCTTTCGACGTTGTCGAAGATCACCAATCACAACTGGATGCGTTAGTCGAGTCTGAAGCCACTCTCAGCGATGAGTTTAAGGCAAAAACTGCCGTGATCTTCGAGGCAACTCTGAAGAGCAAACTGTCAGAAGAAGTAGAGAGAATCGAATCTGCCTATCAAGAGAAAC